CGTGGTCGTGTGCAGTTTTACCATAACGGGACGTTTAGTATCCCATTCAGTAAACGTATGAGTAGGTTTGTGACGAATCAGTCTGTAATCTTTTCTCCGTATGGTTTCGAGCGTTTTTTTGATGTTCAGAACAAACAAATTAAGGTGTGTAAGGGGTTTTGGAACTTCTCAAAGATCGCGTCGCAGTATCATGCAAAACTAATAATCATTGACGCGTTCTTGGATTATGCGACGGGTTATATTGATTATGATGCAACACAGCGCATTATGGAGGCACTTAAGGAAATAGCGAAAGAAAACGATTGTGCGATTCTTATACTTGACGATGAGCGCACAATGTGGTTAAAGTGTTTATGTGATTTTGCTCTTACGGTGAATTCAAAACGATGGAACCATTAACGCCGAAAAAAACTGATTCGGTTTTGCTTCGAGAACTACTTTTTGCGATGGAATCATCGCGGTCCCGCCGTGTGCGCAGCATGCGCGACTTTGCGGAATCTGAGATTCTTATCCCCGATGGAGAGTATTCTGGTCTTCGCTACAAGACATCGAGACAACCATATAGCGCAGTGTATTTTGCCTTGGTTGAGTCCAGGCGATTCCGTCGCATTGTGGCTACTGGCCCGACACAGAGCGGAAAAACGCTAACGGCTTTTATCATTCCGTCGTTGTATCATTTATTTGAGATAGGTGAAACAATAGTTTGCGGAGTTCCCGATCTGGATATCGTTGCGGATAAGTGGAATATGGATTTTTTGCCGGTTATTGAGGCAACGAAGTATAGGGAATTTCTGCCGATGAAAGGTGGGGGCGCCCGCGGCGGTGTGCCAAAGGGCGCGGTTAAGTTTCAAAACGGCGCAGTTCTTCGGTTTATGACTGGTGGAGGCGGAGATAAAAGCCGGTCGCATTTTACGTCGCGCGTGTTGGTTATAACTGAAACAGATGGGTTCGACAAGGTTTCCGCTACGTCGCGCGAGGCAGACCAAATCACGCAACTAGAGGGGCGCGTCAAGGCCGCTGCCGAAAACTCAATGGTATACATGGAATGTACCGTTAGCACTGAATTAGGGCGTACATACCGCGAATATTCATCTAGCACAGCTACTAGATTGATGAAACGGTGCCCGTATTGCCGCGCGTGGGTATGTCCAGATCGTGATCATCTTATTGGGTGGAAAGAGTCAGAAACGAAAATGCAGGCAATGAGGAATGGCGTTTTTGTTTGTCCCGAATGCTCACACGAATTAAGCCAGGATGATAGGCGCATAATGTGCGCTGGTTCTGTAGCTTGCCATTCCGGGCAATACATAGACAATAATGGCGTTGCGATTGGAGATGTCCCAGATACAGATACGTTAGGGTTTCGATGGAACGCGTTTGATAATCAGTTTTGGACGCCAGGATATATCGCGGGTGATGAATGGGCCGCGCTACATAGCGACTTCCCTGATATTGCAGACCGTGGCGTTCGACAATTTGTCTGGGCGTTGCCATATATTCCTGAAAAGATTGATCTTCATAGTGTAACCGCATCTACTATTCTTAAGCGCGCCGCCGCGCCACGAAAAGGGATTCTTCCATCCTGGACAGAGAATATTACTGTCGGAATGGACATAGGAAAGATGCTGTGCCATTGGGTAGTCATGGCGTGGGATAATGCAGGAACTGGTCATGTGGTGGACTATGGGCGCATCGAGGTGGTTGGATGGGATAAAGGCGCGGAGCGAGCTATACAGAATGCGCTATTTGAGTTTAAGGAGATGATGCTGGAAGGATTCCCCAAAGAGGGGACTGGTGAAATACTCAAACCCGATCAGTGTTGGATAGATTCGGCATACATGACGGACGTTATCTATTCTTGGGCTTCGTCTGCTGGGTCTGGTTTTTCTCCCGTTCGCGGGCTAGGGATGAGCAAGGAACGAGCATATACCGAAAGTACGCTAAGTCGAAAGAACGCGGCGTATCGCGGCGATCATTACCACTTTGCGCGCGTTCCGTCATGCAGGATACCTGTTGTAGAGATAGATTCCGATCATTGGAAAAAATGGTTACACATTGGTTTGCAAACAGAGATTGGGCAGCCGGGAGCGATCACGTTGCATCAGGTAGGGAACGAGAAGGATCATATGTCTCTAGCACAGCACCTAACCTCTGAGCGCGAAGTGCAGGAGTTTATCGCCGGCAAGGGGTTTATTAAGAGATGGGAGGTGATTAGTAGAAATAACCACTTTTTTGATGCGGCGTATATTGCGTGCGCAGCCGGCAGCTACTGCGGAGTTCGGCGCGGCATTATTATGAGACAAGACAAAAAACAAGTTGTTGTGAAAATGGCGGGTCCTATCGTTGCCAAGGGGAAAGTATCAGTCAAGGGCAACGCTAGGTCGATATGGAGCAACAGATAGGAGGTTATGTATGGGGCGCCCAAGAAAAATTGTGGATCGTGATGACGTTGTGCAAGAGATGGTTACTGTTTCTGTTCCTATTGTAGGAACGCTTCCTGCAGGAATTTGTGTTCCGCGTAGCGTTCGCCGCACGGATTTAAGCCACGAGCAGGCCAATACGCTAAAACGCGTATTTTTGGCGTTGCAAGGCAGCAATATACGCATGGCTAATGGCCGACAAATCATTACGCCACCGGATGTTATAGCGTATATGCTGGATTGTATGGCGGAAAAGGCCAGAAAACGCTAAAACGTAGCCGATTTTCGGTTGCAAGAATAGGAGGGTACTGTATGATCTAAGTATGAAAACGCAGAGGCTGCATTTGGAATCGCTCGCGGCGCAGGGCGTCGAACTCGTCACCGAGGAACTCCCGCCTGACAAGCGCCCGAAGTACGTCACCAACTATATCGGTGCCGCGCACGGGCGGGATTCGAGCATGCGGTCGCACCAGCACCATTACTCGATCTCCTCGCGTCACGGGGAGAATTCCAACGCCCTCGAACGGCTCTTCATCTGCCGCAAAGCCAAGGCCATGAAACAGGGGGAAATATGCCACTGACAAGCAACAGCACTGACGCCGAAGTCCAGGCCGCGATGGATGATTCTGTTGGGTATGACCTGCCTGGGGGAGGCGTGGCTATGTGCGCCGAATATATATCGGCGTGCCGAATACGAATAAGCCGAATGGCTGGCGACGTATCAAAAGGTGATGCACGCGTTGTGAACCAGTACCAACGAATACAAGCAGAGCTCGAAAAGGCGCTTGCTTGGTTTGGCGCGAACAGTTCCACGTCACATTCTCGTGGTGTTTGCCGTCAAATTGCCGTGAGGTCTGGGCGATGGTAAGGCGTGCGCAGTACAGACAATCCAATTCTCCGATTGGAATCACGACAGCATTTCAAAAAATGAAAGCGGACTATACCGCCGCAAACATGACGCGCCATAGGTCTATGCCTAGTGGAGTGAATAGTCTAGGCAGTGGAGCGGATTACCACTACAGGAATGATGCGGCTTTTTATCGGCTGATTGAAATCGCGCGCGCCCTTGACCGAAACGACATGGTAATTGGCCAAGCCGTAACGCGCGTTGTTGACTCTGTTTTGCAGAACGGGGTTAGGCTTGATGCGAAAACCGGAGATTCTGATCTAGACAGATACATCACTGCAAAATGGAACAGATGGGCGAACGATCCCAAATTGTGTCATAGCGAACGGATGCACACCATAACGCAGTTGGCTAGGCTGTGTTTTCGTAGCCGAATTGTCGACGGTGATTGTTTTGTGTTGCCGCTAGAAACTGGCGAGATTGAGACGGTCGAAGCGCATCGATGCAAGACGCCTACTGGGACAAAAAGAAACGTCGTTTTAGGCGTTTTGATGGATCAGTTTCGCAAACGCCTAGAGTACTGGTTTAGCAAAGAGGACATTAATCCCACTTCGTCGATATCGCTAGTTGGAGACATAAAGCCATATCCAGCTTACGACAAGGATGGATATCCGGGCGTGTTTCATCTGTACGATCCAAAGCGATTATCACAAACGCGCGGGGTTACGGCGTTTGCCCCTATCGTTGATGTTGCGCGACTTCACGACGATCTTGAATTTGCAAACCTAGTCAAGGCGCAGTCTGCCGCTTGTATCGCGTTGTTGCGCGAAAGGCCAGCGAAAGATTCAGTTATGGGGCCCGCGCACGGGTTGGGTGAGGAAATAGAAACGATTATAGAAGGCGGCGAGGCTCGCGAAATTGAATGGACATCCCCAGGCATGGACTTTGCCGGCGCTCCAGGCGAGACGCTAAAGGGGTTTGCTCCAAACATTCCAAACCCTGAGTTTTTCGAGCACGCGTCTCTTGTATTGAGAATCATTGGCGCGAACCTGGGCATTCCAGACATTGTAATGATGCTTGACGCGACAAAGACTAATTTTTCCGCATACCGAGGCGCGCTTGAGCAAGCTCGAATAGGATATGCAGCACAACAAGAACTGATGGTGCAACAGTTTTACCGGCCTATTTACGAGTGGAAGCTAAGACAGTGGATTATAAGCGATCCGGTGATTCGTGCGGCTTCTACATCTAATGATCTTGACGTTTTCGATCACGCATGGAACCCGCCCGAATGGGACTACATCGACCCGGTAAAAGACGCAAGCGCGGACCGATTGATTATTTCTGGGCTACTCAATAGCAGGCGCGGGGTGCTGGCGAAGCGCGGGTTGGACATCGAAGAGATCGACCGTGAAATTGTTGCTGACGGAAAGCGAATTTTATCAAGCGCGATGGAAGCCGCGCAGGAATTAGCGGCTGAATATCCAGAATCTGGAGTCACGTGGCGAGACATATTGAACCATTCCAGAATTAAATCACCTTCAGGGGCAAACAGCGTTCGGAGACTAAGCTATGACACCGACGGAATCGGAGAAGGAAATGATTAACAAGATTCCTCATTTCGACCAGTACTTTGGCGTATGGGCCATACATGATGGGATGTTCTTAAATGCTGTTGAGCATTTCAAATCAATGGATATGTCCAAACATATTGACATGGCAAAGGGCGCCGCATACACAGAAGATGAAAAGTATGCCGTATCTGATGGTGTGGCAGTGATCCCAATTATTGGCGCTCTAACGAAATATGACAGTAGCATTTCGGAAGGCCCGTCAATGTTGCGTTTGGTGAAAGCTATTCGTGCTGCGGCAAAGGACGCATCAGTTAAATCGATCTTGTTGCATGTAGATAGTCCGGGCGGAACGGTTGCCGGAACAGACGAGTTAGCTAGTGCCGTGGCTAAAGCAAATACCATCAAGCCTGTTGTTGCATTTATCGATGATCTTGGCGCGTCGGCGGCGTACTGGATTGCGTCGCAAGCAGGGAAAGTGATCGCGTCTCCTGTTGCAAGCGTCGGAAATGTTGGCGTGTTTACGACGCTAGTCGACACAAGTCAGCGCGCGAAAATCTCGGGGATCAAGGTTCACGTAATCAAGACGGGCGCGATGAAAGCGATCGGGGAATCTGGCGTTGAGGTTACGCCTGACCAGTTGGCATATCTAGAGGATTTTATCGGAAAAATCGGCGCTAAGTTTGTCGGCGCGATCAAGGCTTCACGAAATCTTAGTGACGAATCGGAACATGCGATAGCGGACGGGCGCCTATTTGTGGCCGATGAGGCAAAGGCGCTTGGACTTGTCGATGACGTGATGAGGATGGAAGACGTCGTGAACATGTTGAAGAACTACAACAAGCGAGAAGGAGAGAAGGCTATGACGGACGAAAAAGGAGCTAAGGCTATGACGGACGAAAAAGGAGCTAAGGCTATGACGGACGAAAAAGGAGCTGTGGCGATGGAGCCCATTTCGTCGATTGGTTCGACGGCGGCATCTATTGCGGAACTAAAAAGCGCGTGTGTTGGTGCGGACCCGGCATTTCTGCTTGCGCAGGCCGAGGCCGGCGCAACGCTGCAACAGGCGCAAACGGCATGGATCGCCGAACAGTCCGCGCGCATTGATGCGATGAAATCTGAAATGAAACGGGAAACGAAAATCGAAAGCGTTGTTGGCGTTAAGGCCCTCGGCTCTGTTTCCGTTGATGGCAAGACGCCCCAAGACGAAGATGATCCTGAAGGTGAATGGAGATCGAAAGTGGAACGGAAGATGGTTGCTGGAATGACGAAGCGAGACGCGATCATTGCTGTGCAGCGCGAGTTTCCCGGGCTTCGAGAGGCGTTTGTGGCCGCATACAACGCGCGGCTGATTGCTCAATAACGCGCGTGATGCGCAAGAGAAGGAGATCATCATGACGGCAGGAATTTATACGTTCGAGGCTGGCGAGGCTCTCGGCCAGTACGTACTGGGCAAGTTTTCGGGGGGCAAAATCGTTAAGGCTGGAGCGTCGGATGCGGACTGGGTTGGACCGACGCAAGCGGCAGTAGCTTCTGGTTCTCCTGTTGCTGTAGCACTTCGGTCCACAAATGGCCCTGTGATGTTGACTGCTGCGGGAACGTTTGCCGTTGGTGCAGTTCTTTATGCGGCGGATAACGGAAAGGTTGATGACGAGGGGACGATCCCTGTTGGCATCGCCCTTACTGCCGCAACTACGGCGGGCGACTTTGTTGTTGCTGCGCTAGGTGACTATCAAAACGAAGTCGTTAGCGAAGGCTAATGTGTGATCGGAAGGAGAAGAAACAATGCCTAGTTTTAAGAATGCAGGGGGAACGTTTCGACCCGACATTTCCGGGTGTTTTGAGGACTTTTCTACGCGCGTTGATAGGCTTGGGTTCGTCGGCCTCAAAGCGCTTCCCGTGATCGAGGTAGCGAAGCCGTCTGGAACGTTTGGACGGATTCCGATTTCTCAAATGTTGCAAAACCGCGAAACGTTGCGGGCTCCGTCTTCCGGATACGCGCGCGCGTCCTGGACGTTTGATACCGAAACTTTCGCCACGAAAGAAAATGGGCTCGAAGAGGTAGTTGATGAAAAAGAGGCCCAGATGTTTAGTCTCTATTTCGAGGCGGAACGCGTAACTGCGGAACGATGCCTACACACCATCCTATTGAACCAGGAGAAGCGCATTTTGTCTTCTCTGACTGATACTGGGGTATTTACGGTCACTCCAGTAACGCACGAATGGAGTAATGTACAGAGCGCTACTCCTGTTGATGACGTTGATGCAGCGGCAAAGCGTATGTGGGAAAAAACCGGGATGTGGCCGAATTGCGTCATGATGAACATGAACGTATATAAGAATCTTCGCAAGTGCGATCAGATTCTTGAGCAAATCAAGTTCACGTCGCGCACGTTAACGGGAGACATAAACATCGGGCATATCGCTTCGGCGTTTGATCTTCCGTTTGTTCTCGTTTCGGGCGGCGCGATGAACGCCAAAAACGATCCGCAATCGGCAGAAATCACTCCAATCATGTCTAGCGAGTATTGCTGTGTCATGCGTATTTGCACGGACGATGATATTCGGACGCCTGGTGTCGGACGCACGTTTCACTGGGGAGAAGACGGAAGCACGATCGGCGGAACGGTCGAGCAATATGCATCTAACGAGGTGCGCGGGAACGTGATCCGTGTCCGCATGGAAACGGACGAAAAGATTATCTACCCCGAATGTTGCGAATTGCTAAGCAACATAACGGCGTAACGACGAACGATGGGCGGCGGAATGTTCCGCCGCCCGAATAGAAAGGGACGCGATGAAAAAGGAATCTGTTGTAGTCTTGCTACTGGTTGCGATTTTTATCTCATCTGTAGCATGGGGCGGTTACAGTATTATTCGCGGAAAATCTGCTGTGTTTGTTCCTCAACCTCTCGGGGTGAACGCGACAGATAATGACGGGTCGATTCAGATCAATACGGGATATCAATCGTTTGCGCCTACGCTACGCTTCAAGTGCGGCGGCGTTTGGTATGCTGTTTCCTCTACTTCTGAAGGGTCGTGATTGATGTGTTCTAGGTTTGACACTGGATTCCTCGCCGCATTCGGCACGTTGCTCAAAGAGCTAGGACAGGAAATAACGTATACACCGAAAGGCGGCGAGGAATCTAGCGTCTATGGAATCTTTAACGAATTGTCTTCGGACTATACCCAGGAACCGGATGCTATTTTTTCTTTGCGCCGGGCAGAAATCAAGGTTGCATGCGCGGATGTTTCGTCCCCTACTAACGGCGACGCGTTTTCTGTTGATGGTGTTGTTTGGACTGTTGCTTATATTACGTCAAGCGCCGGCGATGTATTTACTATTGTCTGCACTAGGCCGGAAGAGAGGCGCAAAACAAGGGCCGGAGAAGTGCTATGGCGGTAACGGGCGTCGGGATATTATCGCAACCGCTAGAAAAAATTGCAGAGCTGATAGCGAACGTCGGAGCGTTTCAAACATGGGTTGATGCTGACGATGCTAGCGAGGCTAAAGAAAGCATTTTTTTGTGCGGACTTGAATCAGGAGAGTCTGCGCGCCCGTTTGTTGCTGTGCATTTGCACGAATTCAAAAGCGTTGCTATTGGCGGCGGAGGCGGCTCGACGTTTTCAGATACAGGATCGGCAATGTTGGTATTTGAGAATACCATTGACGAAACAAACTCCGAATCGATACAGGACGCTTTTTTGTCGTTTCTTAACGATGTAGGAGCGGTTATAAATGGGATGAAAAACCTTTCAAATGTCAACGCGTATTTGCCGATACGCAGTATTTCAAAACACTCTGGGCCGTCTTGCGCTTCCGATGCAGAGGCAAACGTATCTGAAAATTACATACAAATTGCATTTATACTTGAGTGGTGAATCATGATCATGCGTTGGAAACTTACGTTCCCTGGAAAATCGCCGCGAGGAATGGCGCGCGCGTTTAAGGATTCTATTCCTTCTGCCATGGCTGAGGTTGGTAAAACGTGGGTTACAGAAATGCTACCGCAGCACTTCACGGAAAACGCGCAGTCTGTTTATAAATACAAGTTCCGTAGCAAGGCGTATAGGGCAAGAAAACTAAGGAAATATGGGCACAACAAGATGCTTGTTCTTACGGGCGAGCTAGAAAAGGACATTCTCGGCAGCTATAGGATCATTGCAAAAAAAAGTGGCGTTACGGTTCGCATGACTCCGCAAACAAAAACGCCTATTACGAAACAGAGGGCTAGAGAAATTACGACGATCCTTAAGCGCGAAATGGAAGTATTGGCGAAAGTTTCCTATTTGAAGTTTGTTGATGGAGTGAACAAAGCAAAAAACGACAAGATGGTTACGGAGTCTATGGCTTCGGCCATGCTATAGAAGGAGGCCATTATGGGATCGGCATATCGGTTGACTGGGGCGTATGTGAACAGTTCCGTTATCGGCGGAATCACAAATCAACAGTTGAGCCCAGGAGTACAAACACTAATACAGGGCGGAAGCGGTTCTGTAGAGCCCACGTGGGGCGGCGTGATGAAAATTATGCCGGTGCTATCCTTCACGACGGTGCATATTGCCCAGGCGCTTTCTGCTATTCCATTGATGACGGGGCGGTCAGGAACGAATGGACAATGTAAACTTGCGTTTGAAAATGTCGAAACCGGCGCGTATCTGACGTTGACGCCGTATAAATGGCTTGCTGTGATTCGGTCTATTGATGCGTCGCAGGACCAGGAAGCGTCTTGTAACGTTAGCATCATGGCTATAGGCGATACATCAAACGCGCCACTTGCTATTTCTACCACAGCATCCCCAATGACTAAGGTTGTTTCTGAAAAGTTCACGATTGGGCCGGTTGTCGTGAATGGGTCAATTTCGTATGAGACACAAAGTATCTCGATCGATCCGAGTATCGAAGAATCTATGTTGTCTGATTCCGGCGCGTTATGGCCAACATCTGGATACATACGGTCGAATAGAGAACCAAAGATCAGTGTTGCGACGCGCGACTTGAGTAAATCGCTTGCGTTGATGGCAACTACAAACGCTGGGCTTACACTTACCGGGATCGTCGCCTATTTCAGAAAGAAGGTTGAGGGAGGGGCGGGAAATGCTGCAAATAACGCAGGATCGCATATAGCGATATCTGGAACTAAAGGGGTTGCGTACATCTCCGATCTTTCCGGCGCGCATGGGAGCGAAAGCACATTGCAGGTTGACGCGTCGCTTGTGAATGATGGGATCAATAGCGCGCTATTGGTGTCCACGGCTGCTAGCATAGGATAACAGCATGAAAAACATATTCCTATATTTTTTCCCTGAAACTCCTTGTGTAACGAAAGATACACAGGCCGCTACCTATAAAAGGTTTGGGCTAGATCGCGTGCTTAATGGAACAGACGCGACATGCAGGGATATTAAGGGAGGACCTGGCGGTCGTGACGGCGTGCTGGTATGCGCAACATCAAAGCGTGTGTCGATGGATTCGCGTAATACAGCTTGTGCGTACGATCCGCAACGCCAAACGTGGATATGTTGCGGGAATTATTATCTAGGGTATTGGAACGACGCGAAGCCTACGCCCGATTCATTAGCACGTGAAGAACAGGTAGCGCATTATGGGAAAGTGTTGGGAGATGGTAACGAATGGTGTCTTGCCGCCGCAATATCACATAACGGAGCGGAGCAATTGCCGCGTATGGCAGCATGGGGTCCCGACGGCAAGTGGGTCAAGAAGGTAATCCCCGAATATGCGTCTTTATCGGCAAAAGCTAAGCGTGTTGCAGAAGATGTTTATGCGCACGGCGAAATCACTTTAGACGAAGACGAAGCGCTTAATTTTGCTGTTGAATGCTTGGCGCTAAACTATCACGTCGGAAAGTTCGAGGTTTCAGCGCTAGGAGTGTTTGCGCCATTTGAAACGATGGCTTCCTGGGTTATCTTTTGTTTTGTTGATTATCCCGAATATGTGAAGTGGAAAGTTTCACTGGGAAACGCCGAAACCCCGGCGGATACCGCTGGGGACAACACGTTAGATGGAAGCGCGGGCTAAGCGTTGGGTACGTTCCCACGTTTGCGGATGTGCAAATGTTGACGGAAGGAGATATCGATTATGTTTGAGCATCGCATTACATCGAAATGGTCAAGCGACGGCCGCGTTGTTGATGCTTCGGTAACGGCCTCTGCGGATGGTGAAGACAACCGGACGGTCGACGTAGCCAGTGACGCAGACAAAGCCCTGGTTGCGTTTGTCGCGGATGTTGAGCAAATCAAAAGCATTTTCATAATCGCGTCGCAGGACATGACGATTGACACGAATAGCGACATTGAGGCGGTCGATTCGATCGATCTTAAGGCGGATGTTCCTTTGATATGGCAGAGCGACAACGCTTATTTCGATTGCCCTTTCACGCAGGACATAACAAAGTTGTACGTAACGAATACGTCTAATCCTGCTACGGCAGCAACGCTAGAGATTCGCATGTTGATTGACTCTACCGAATAAGCGAGGGGTAATGGCTGACGTAGTTCTCAAAATAGACGCTGACTCTAGCAAGGCTGTATCCGAAACTGTGAGGCTAGAACAATCGCAGGATCGCGTGTCGCGAAGCACCAAAAGGGTTTCGGATGCTACAAGGGTCGCTAATCGCGAACAGGCACAGGCGTCACTTTTGGTGCGAAAAACAAACGAAATGTACACGTCGATGGTGGGGACTTTAACAAAGTTCGCTACAGCCGGATTTGCGGTTTCTGCGATAAAAAGTATAGCCGAATCGTATTCTGAGGCGATGCAGGTTATCGCGAGAAAAACATCGGAATCTTCCGGCATGGCGCAACAACTTGCCGTTCAACTTACAGGCAAGGGGATGAGTGCTAATCAAGCCAAAAACTATATCAGGATGGCGCAAACCTTAACTGCTAGTTTTGCTAGGCCGCAAGGCGAAGGAATGAATCTCGGCCAAGAGTTTCTTAGCACTACTGGCGACCCAAAGCGCACATTAGCATTGATGCGAGAAGCGCTAAAGGTTACAAGACTTGATGTTAATGCTGAAGATGTGCAAAGCATTTTTAGGTATGGGTTATCCCACGATCTCAGTTCCAAGCAAACATCAAACTTGTTTTTAGGTGTTGCGAGGCAATCGCCATTAAGCGCAAAAGATGTTGCGCCTCTTTTTGGCAGAGCGCTTGCTCCTTGGACAGACCCAGTCATGGGTGGCGCCGCATTAACAACATTGGCGAAGGGCGGAGCATACGGAAATAACCCAAGGATTTTAGCTGCTCAACTGAGAGGCGCCGCCGCAACGCTAAACCTTGATAATGAAACAACAAGGATGTTGGCAAAAAAAGCAAAGGGTGAAAACTTAGACTATGACACAATGACCGAAATGGATCGGTTAGGTTTTTTGAGAAAACAATTTAGTCCCGGCACGATACAAAAAGCAGACCTTCAGAAAATGAAGGTAACGGACGTGTCCGCTGTTTTTGGATTGACAGAACTGTTGAATAATTATGAGGATATGAAGAAGACGTATGAAAACCTACAGTCTTATAACCAAGACAACGCACCGAGTCTTGTCGATCAAATGATCAAAACGGCGGCAACGGCGAACCCGGAAGGGCTTCGTGCGTTTGAACTGAAACGGCAACAACAATTAGCCGACCTCGAAAAAACATTTGGGAGAAAGGCGCGAAAAGCGCAAGAGGGTCAGATATTACAAACGGCTGGAGGACGTGCGCTTAATTTAATAGGGGCGCAGTGGCTTGTTGATCAAGAAACAAATAAGCCCATTGGTCCTGCAAAGCTCATTCCGAAAATTTTTGCATCAAAAGATGATAAGTCCGCGATTGTAGATACTGTTAATATGATTGATCCATTTGAAAAGTCTACAGGACCGCTGTTAAGCGAAACGATGTCGGCCTTAACGGCGGCGCTTCAAGCAAATACCGAAGTCACAAAACAAAACACGAAAGCAACGACAAAAATTGTTCGCTTGCCCGGCGAGGCTCCAGTAATGAATTACAACGATGAAGAGATAGAGTAATGACTGCTCCGTTTATAAATGCTTTTGAATTCGCGCACATGGAATGCGTTTTACAGCTCCCGTTGGTTGTGTCTGAATTTCCAGAACCTACTCCAGGGACATGGGGCGTCGTGATTCGTCGAGCCGGACGGCGCGCAAGCCCGGTCGAGATAACGACCGTAACGCAATGTTCTAGTGCTGCCGATTTAGCGGCGGCGAAAGCGAATTACTCGAACCTAACCGGTTCTCTTGTTGTGATTGGCGATCCGATTGGGAACACGTTTTCGAACGTATACGTAATATCTGTTTCGTTTGTAGAAGAAAAGGCTGTCAACAACTTTATCGGCGGTCTTTATTCAATTTATGGAACCACTCACCTATTACGATGCGTGTGGAGTGTAATTTATCCGTACGGGGTAGCGTAATATGGCAGAGGTAGAGGTTTTAGCAAGGCAAACATCTCCGGAAACATTCACGATCTATTGGGGGGAACAGATCGGGGATATAGAGTATTACGTCTACATTGATGGCTTGCTTGTTGGAAAAACTACAGATTCTTCATTTGAGGTAAGAGTAGAAGAAAATGAATCTGTTGTTGTACAGGTTTTTGACGATGAAGAAGACGATCCCGATTACGCTATATCCGGACACGTAACGATTGGGTGGGAGTCATTCATAGGCGCTACTCGGTATGTCGTGAAAGAGTTTATTGGTGGAGAATGGACAGAGATCGCAACGATACTAGATGATGGCAGATTCTATTATTCGTGGCGCTCTAGGTTTTTGGAAGATTCTACAACGCACCAATTTTTAGTAACTCACATTGATGATTCCGGGATAGAAGGGGCGCCTTTGTATCTTCGCTGTGTTATGGCGAGACATCCAGACGTTCCGGCGTTTTCTGTTACATACGATACAGAAACACAAAAGGCGACAGTCCATGTATAGCGATCCAATACGTGGATATTTAGGTGGAGCTTCGGTAGACGGGGCTGGGCAGCACGATCCAATTGCAAGCGTCGGCGGTTTTTGTTCATCTGTGCCATGCGAGGGGTTATCGGCTAGACGTAGTGGTTTGTTGTTTGGCGTATCTATTGATTACGCGGCTTGCGCTAATGGCGTAGGCACGGGAATGCTTGAGGCAATATCCGGAAACGTGTTGCGGTGGACACCGCCGGGCGGGGCTGCTGGAGATAGCGTTACCGTGATGAACGGAGAGACAGCCGATATTTGCGGGTCAGACCCTTCTAAATTTGTAACCGTAACGCGCAAATCATCAATGAATATGGTTGGCATCGACCAGGTGTTTTTGGCAGAACAGTACAATAATGTAGTATCAATGGATGACGTGCCAACAGAGCTACAGGCGGACGGCGGAATAACTTATTCCACGTTGTTTTTGCGTAACGTTGGAGCAGTGGATATTTCTGGTTTTGTTGTATGGCCAAAGCAGCCAAATGTTCGCGTGGGAGTCGATCTGCCGATTGTTGCTTTGTCCAATGCTCTTCCGGAAGAACCTCCTATATCTGTAACGTGGTCTACCGGCAATGATGAAAGCGGCGGTGTTGTTATCCCCAAAATACCTAACGGGTTTTCTGTTCCTGTCTGGATAGAGCGAACGATTGAATCACAAGCGCAAGCATCCCCATGCGAGCGCGTGGACGTAGAATACAAGCACGGAGCGCCGCCATTGCCCGCTGTTGACACATCCGGGATTACAATTACAGAAGCTAATTATAGCGGAAGCGGATATAAAAACTTTAGGTTCTCGTACTACTCTAGCAGTACTGGCAGAGAGAGCCAAGCGGGGCCAATACTGAAAAGCCCGGATGTTGTGTCGAGAGGCTTCTACATAAACAATATTCCGTTTTCGTCTGATCCAATAGTGGACAAGGTGAAGGTGTACGCTACGCCGTATCAGTATGAGGACGGCGGCGAAATGGCGCTTGATTCTATTGTTGACAACATC